AGCGTATCAAATATAGGGTATTTGTGTTACGATCTGTTGGTATCTTAACAAGTAAAAGAACCAGACGTACTAAAGTAGAGTTAGCTCTGGCTACCTTGAATGACAAGAAAGAGTTTCATCAGGTCGAGTTACGTCAGGTTAGACGTCAGCTCAAAGCTATAGCCGCTTAGTATGGCAGTCATGGCGTATGAGATAGGCGTTATGATTGATGGTGTGGAGAGTGTTGTCCGATTGGATGACACTTATCCTGCTGTCAATGACTGGGAATCTGCTACGATCTTTGCTATGGAATTAGTAATGAGCCAACACCCAGAGAGTAACGTAGAGTTTATGTTCAACAAAGAGTATCCATCCAAGGATTACATTGGGATGGGTTACATACATGAAACACCAATAAGACTACAGTAAGAGGAGTTAGTAGCATGATTGATAAAGATATAATATGGGAGTATCCAGAAGATGACTGGGTAAGTATGGGTGAACACTGTGACATGAACATGTGGACAGATGATATAGATGGAAAGATGTGGATATCTATATACGCAGTGCGTAATGGACAGACTGATACATTACATTCATTAGCTACATACCGTGTCCTTGCTGACCCATTTACGTGGGCTGAACATGATAACATGGCAGTGCATGAAGAACTGATTGACAACGGTACGTGACTATGATACAACTATAAGTATGGCACAGTTGCCATGCGTTAACCAACAATGAAGGAGATATACTATGAAAATTATAATTGATATGCCAACCCCTGAGTTACAGCAGGCGGCTGAGAATAAGGTAGATGACTGGACTAAACAGTGGGGTACATTTGCCGAACAACAAGAGAAACTAGACGATGAGGAGAATACATAATGCCATTTGATTTCACAGTACCTGAGTCACTAGACTTTGACATAGCCTTTGAGGATACAAAGGTAGATGATAAGAAGTACGTCATCAATAAAACTACAGGTAAATACCTGAACGTAGTAGGCAGAGACTTCACCTGTGTCAGCCACCCTGAACATTACAACGGGGTAGTTGATACAGTAGTGGATACTCTGGGTGAGGATGCCATGCAGGATGCCCAAGTAACGTGGCGAGTTGCCCGTAATGGTGGGTGGTCTATGATGGACATGGTACTACCTAAAGTTACCAACTTTGTACGTACATCTAAGCATGAGACTTTTGTGAGCCAGAGGATCATCAGCCTACATGGTGTTGACTCGTCATGCAGTAGCCTATGTCTACATGGTTGGATTGACAGCTTTTGCACTAACGGCTGTATTTCTGGTGAGCATGACAAAGTCAAGCGTAAACATACGTCAGGCTTTAACTTTGATATGTTCCAGATGCAGTTGCGTGACAGTCAGCGTAGCTTTAATGAGCAGGCTGAGAGGCTACAGCTATGGGCGAGGCAGAGGGTAGGTCTTTACGAGGTCAAGGCTATGCTTGAGGACATGATACCCTCTAAGCAGAAGGCTGAGAAGATGTATGAGTTGTGCTGTGTTGAAGCATCAGTACGTGGACAGAATAAGTATGCCGTCTACTCAGCGTTCACTAACTACAGCTCATGGGCTGATGAACGTAACGGTTTCAGCTTACGTAACACAGGCTATGATACTAAGAATATCAGCATGTTCAATCGTGAGTTGGAAGTATCCAAGTGGATAGACAGTCCACAATTTAAACAACTAGCCGCATAAGGAGTACAACATATGTATGTAGATATAGGAACAGTCACCATCAGGTCATTCCATAAGACCAGATACAATCATGAAACAGAAGAGCGTGTAGACCTCAAACCTGATGAGTATGAGTATGATATTGTCGCAATAGACAAATTTGTCGGTGATTTCTTTGAGCTTGGCAAGGTTATAGAGGGGTGGCATCAACGCCTACCTTATCATGATTTTGATGTGCAGTTTCACTCATCTGCTGAGTGGTAGGATGGGTAACAGCTACGCTAGACAGTGAACGTAACATGATAGTCACTGTCTGGCAGGGTGCTAACGAAGGGTGGTATGAGTATGTACATAACGACTGCCCTTCATACCCTGACTGTGACATAAATCACACACCTGATGGGTGTAATTATTATAAGGAGAATAAATAAGATGACAGATGAACTAACTGATGGTGAGGTACTAGATTTAGTATACGACTGGGTAAAAAAGTGGGATGGTAACACAAATGGAAAATCAACAGCCCTACTAGAACTTAAACAAATATTACAGGAGCATGAGGAATGAGAAGAATAATACTGAGTAGCACACACCCTGTGAAGTCACTGCATGGCAACACGCAGGCTGAATGGGAGTTGATGTCGCAAGAAGAACAGCTACGTGCATGGCTAAGGTCATGCCCCTTTGATTACCTAGAGGTAGCTAAAATACAGGGTGTACGCACCGTTAACTTTGAGATAGAGGAGACTATAGACAATGGCTAAATGGGCAGAGAAACCTTGGATAAATCTAAGGCTTGAACTTGATGCTAGTGAGGTAGAAGCACTGCTTATAAGACTTAGGCGTGTAGCTAGTATGATAAAGACTGACGCAGTGTGCAAGTCACGACCAACAGTAAGAGACAAGGCATCTGAGATAGAAGCACTGTTATTTTTACTGGAGAAACGGTTAATGAACAGCGGAGTTATCCCCCTTGAACGTTAGTAGGGTAGTCAGCGTCAATGATTTGATAGAGTTGTACTACGAATCAAATGACTTTGACATGCTTAGGGATACAACTAAGAGTGACTATAAGTATTTCCTCAGTGTCGTGTGTAACTCTATTGGTCAGCAAAAATACCACGGGTTCACATCTAAGAAAGCTAAGTGGGTGTATGAGGATTGGGTTAAGCGAGGTGTCAGCTTCGCTAATCATGTAGCTACCTGTGCATCCAGAGTGTTTAACTATGCCATAGAGATGGAGTACGCTGTACAGAATCCATTCACGAGCATCAAGCGTAAGGCTGAGATCAAACGTAAGGTAGTGTGGAAGCATGGTGATGTCATTAAGTTTCTTGACGTAGCATACTCAGACTTCAGCACTAGAAACATTGGCTTGATTATACAGATGACGTATGAGTGGTGTCAGAGGATAGGTGACATGCGTACTTTACGTTGGAGTAACATAGACTTTGATACTAAGATGCTTACACTGGAGCAGAGTAAACGTAGGGCAGAGGTGTTCCTACCCATATCATACGACCTGATGATAATGTTACAAAGTCAGCATCAAGACTTCGGCTTTCAAGAGTACGTAGCACCTCATGTAATGCCCACTCGTGGCGTGTTCTATCCCTATGCGATGCAGAGGTTCTCAAAAAATGGAAGGGCTGTCATGCGTAAGGCTGGGCTGTCTGAGAAGCTACGACTAATGGACTTACGTAGGACAGGTGTAGTACAGATGGTAGATAAGGGTGTACCTTTGACTAATATTATGGCAGTGACAGGCCATGCTAATGTGGCTTCTGTGAAACCCTATTTAAAAAATACATACACTGCTGCAAATAATGCCTTGACACAGAGAAACGTCAGTGTACAATCGAACACTGTGAGTAACATAGAAAGTGATACATAATGAATATAAATAATATTATAAATGATATAACACTTACTAATGGTGATACAAAAAGAATGGATTGTCCTGAGTGTAATGGTAAGAAAACATTTACTGTTACAAACAACATGGGTTCTATCGTATGGAACTGTTACAAGGCAGGGTGTACTGTATCAGGAGGTAAAAGAGTACACCTATCCAGTGCTGACATACGTAAGTCGTTAACTAAGACAGGTATAAAAGTAGGGCATGTCAATGCTTGGTTAGAATTTGCAGAGGACATACCTAACTTTGATAAGCCTGAGTGGTTAGTTAAAGACTACAGTACAATACAAGACTTCTGTGCTGAGTGGTCACTAAATCCACAAGAGCTAGGGCTGTTGTATGATGTAAGAGAACATAGAGTTGTGTTTCCTGTGTTGCATAATGGTTACATGTTAGATGCTACAGGACGCAGTTTAGGTAAGCGACTACCTAAATGGAAACGCTATGGAAAGAATGACTTGCCATATGTTTACGGCTATGGTAGTGTCGCAGTAGTTGTTGAGGACTGTGTTAGTGCCGCTGTTGTTGGTAGTAATGTATATGTAGGGGTTGCAGTGTTGGGTACGTCATTATCAGAAGCACACAAAAGGTATCTCTCACGGTTCTCAACAGCAATAATAGCACTAGACCCAGATGCCCTACCTAAGACACTGCAATTTGCTAAAGAACTACGAGGATATGTAGACACAGTACGTGTCTTGAAACTACACGACGATTTAAAATACAGAAACCCTGATGACCTACAGAATCTAACACGCATAGGAGAACTATAATGGAACTAAGTTTAATACGCAGTCTAATGGACAAAGACTTTTACGATGAACATCGTGGGGCTAGATGCCCGAACAGATTGTTCAGCAAGGATGTCCGAAAGATTAAGGAAGCTGTCGATGCCGCAATGGATAGGTACGAACGTACTGTTACACCTGCTGAGATAGAGTCTCTGTTCATGGCTAACAATCCGACCATGACGACAGCACAGAAGCAGGCATACAGCACACTGTTTACACAGATAAATGGTAAGCCACCACTGGGTAGTGACATAGCACAGGAAGTTCTGTCTAAGTTATTCCAACAGATAGTGGGAGAAGACATAGCCAACTTAGGCTTTGACTATGTGAACGGTGACAAGACAAGCCTTGAGCCACTACGTATACTACTAGAACAATACGGTGATGACTTCACACCTGATCTAAAAGTACAGTGGGATGACATTGACGTTGAG